CCCCCCACCCCCTATTCTTATTTAACGTGTTATACAGAACCCCACCCCCGGGCGGTCCCGGTTTACACAGAGAGGTTTTGCGTTATATAACGGGGGTATATTTCTGCCATTTGACAGGACAGGTGCCAAGCATGGCAATTAGGTTAAACATGGACGAAGGTATCCCGGTACCAGATAAAGATGACTTGAAGGGCCAAAAGGACTTGCTCAAGACGGCGAGGGCTGCAGCTGCGGCCGCTGATCTGCTTTCACAGTACGGTTTGTCTTCGGAGCCCAACGCTGACGATAAGAAGGTGGCGGCTGCGCTGGCCACCCAGTACGCCAAGGATCCAATGGCGACATCTGCAGCTGCCACCCCATCCCGCATTTCGCATCAGTCCCCTGCTGCGCTCAGGATGACTGCGGAGATTCTTAGCAAGTTCGGACACGCGATCGTCAAGGACGCGGTGCAGGTTCGGCACATGGTGACAAACAAGTTGATCGAGGAGACGGAGAACCCGGACCCACGCGTGCGACTGCGCGCACTCGAACTGCTTGGTAAGATCACCGACGTCGGTCTGTTCACGGAGCGCAGCGAAGTTACAGTGACACATCAGACCACGGACGATCTGCGCGAGAAGCTCAGAAATAAACTGAACGCCCTTAAAGATGTGACCCCGAAGGTTGATGACATTGAGGACGCGGAGATCATAGATGATTGACCCGTCTTCGGAGTTTGCGCAGGAGGACATCGATCTGCTGTTGGCCAACATCGACCAATTGGACGATGCTGAGCTCTCGGAGCTCGATACTCTTGTCAGCGACCTCTCAGAGCGGAAACGTCTGGACACACTGCGAAATGACCTGATTGCCTTCTGCTGCCACATGCAGCCGGATTATAAGGTGGGTAACCACCACAAGAAGCTTGCCCACCTGCTCGAAGATATCGAGGCCCGGCGAAAAGACCGCATCTGCGTATCCGTGCCCCCCAGACACGGTAAGAGTATGCTGGTGTCAACGTATTATGCGGCTTGGTATCTCGGCAAAAACCCGACCCACAAGGTCATGTTGGTGTCCCACACCACGGATTTGGCTGTGGATTTCGGTCGAAAGGTGCGAAATATCATCAATTCGGACGACTTTCGTGAGGTTTTCCCGACGGTGGCGCTGGCATCGGACTCCAAGTCTGCCGGTAGATGGAACACGAGCGTCGGTGGGGAGTTCTTCGCTGCTGGTGTTGGTTCGGCACTCGCCGGCCGCGGTGCGCACCTGCTGTTGATCGATGACCCCCACTCGGAACAGGACGTTTTGAACGGCAACTACGGGGTTTTTGATAAAGCCTACGAGTGGTTTGCCTACGGCGCGCGAACACGCCTGATGCCCGGGGGTGCCGTGGCCGTGGTCCACACCAGATGGCACCAGCTGGACATGATCGGGCGATTGATAGCCGACATGACCAATAACTCGAGTGCTGACCAATACGAGATTTTCGAGTTTCCAGCCATCTTGTCAGTCACAAAGACGGATGATGATGGCAATCAGGTGACGGTCGAGAAGGCGCTGTGGCCGGAGTTCTTTGATCTAACGGCACTGCACAGGACCAAGGCTTCTATGCCTGTGTTCCAGTGGAACGCGCAGTATCAACAGACACCCACGGCAGAAGAAGCTGCGATCGTGAAGCGCGAGTGGTGGAGAATATGGACAAAGGATGACCCGCCCCCCTGCGAATACATCATTATGTCTCTCGATGCGGCGGCCGAGACAAACAACCGGGCTGACTATACATCCATCACCACGTGGGGCGTGTTCTTCAACGAGGAAGAGGACATGCACAACATCATCCTGCTGAATGCGATAAAACAGCGTCTGGAGTTCCCGGAGCTCAAGCGAGTGGCATCGGAGGAGTATGACATATGGGAGCCCGACTCGTTTATCGTTGAAAAGAAGTCGGCCGGCGTTGCACTCTATCAGGAGATGCGTCGGTCCGGTGTACCCGTGCAGGAATACACCCCGCACCGCGGTAGCGGGGACAAGCTCGCGCGTCTCAACTCGGTGTCGGACATTATCTCTTCCGGCATCTGCTGGGTACCCACGCGCCGGTGGGCCGAGGAAGTGATCGAAGAGATCGCTGGCTTCCCGTTCATGGCAAACGATGACCACGTCGACTCCACAGTCATGGCACTCATGCGGTTCCGTCAGGGGGGATTCCTACGTCTCCCGACTGACGAAGAGGAAGAAGAGATTCCATATCGACGCAAAGTCGAGTATTACTAAGCGAAATCATGCTGGGAGCATAATATGGCTATCGAAAAACCAATGGAGCCGTTTTCTTCGGAAGATATGGCCGAAATGTTCGGCGAAAACGACGCGGATGCGATCGAAGTCGAGATTGAAACACCTCTTGGTGAAGACGAAGATGGTAGTCTCGTCGTGGAATTTGACGAATTTGACGATCTCGCGGACTCTGCTGCGCTTGAGCATGATGCGAACCTAGCTGACTTTATTGACGAAGACGTGCTGGGATCAATGGCGAGCGAGCTTGTCACTTCATTCGAGTCTGACCGGCAGTCTCGTTCCGATTGGGCAACGTCCTACGTCAAGGGTCTGGACCTGTTGGGCATGAAGATCGAGGAGCGCACCCAGCCATGGGAAGGTGCGTCCGGTGTGTTCCACCCGATGTTGACAGAAGCCGTTGTGCGGTTCCAAGCGCAGGCCATGGGGGAGCTGTTCCCGGCCTCCGGGCCAGTGCGGACCAAGATCATCGGCCAGCTGACACCGGAGAAGACAGATCAGGCCAAGCGCGTCGAGCAGGAGCTCAACTATCAGCTGACCGACCACATGCCCGAGTATCGCGAAGAGACCGAGCAGATGTTGTTCCGCCTACCGCTGGCTGGCTCTGCGTTTAAGAAGGTGTATTTCGACCCGCTGCTTGAGCGTGCTGTGTCGGCGTTTGTGCCGGCCGAAGATTTTGTGGTATCTTACGGCGTCTCTGACCTTATGACCTGTGAGCGTTATACTCATGTCATGAAGAAGACGCCGATCGAGATCATGAAGCTGCAAGCCAATGGTTTCTACCGCGATGTTGACCTGCCCGAACCCGAGGCAGAGTTTTCCGACATTCAAGAAAAATACGACGAGATGAATGGTGAAGAGGCGTCGATCGACGACGATGACCGTCACACGATTCTCGAAATGCACGTCACGATGAACATGCCGGAAGAGTATGACGATTCCGAAGGTATCCCGCGCCCGTACGTGGTGACAATCGACAAGTCGTCCCGGGAGATCCTTGCGATCCGTCGAAATTGGTATTCTGATGATGTGCGCAAGACAAAGCGCATGCACTTTGTTCATTATCGCTATCTTCCCGGTATGGGCTTTTATGGCACCGGTATGATCCACATGATTGGTGGTCTGGCGAAGTCAGCGACATCTATTATGCGTCAGTTGATCGATGCCGGTACGTTGTCCAACTTGCCTGCGGGTCTCAAGGCGCGCGGAATGCGTATCAAGGGTGACTCTGGCCCGCTTCAGCCCGGCGAGTGGCGGGACGTTGACGTTGGTGGTGGCACACTGCGGGAATCGCTGTTCCCACTTCCATACAAAGAACCGTCGGCTGTTCTGTATCAGCTGCTCGGCAACGTGGTCGAAGAGGGTCGTCGGATCGGCTCGGTTGCGGACGTTCAGGTTGGCAACATGAACCCAGAAGCTCCGGTTGGGACAACACTTGCGCTACTTGAGCGTTCGATGAAGGTCATGACCGGTGTTCAGGCGCGACTCCATGCGTCTTTGAAAAGAGAGCTCCGCCTCATCGGTGGCATCATCCACGATTTCATGTCGCCGGACTACGACTACCAGATTGAGGGTGAGTTCAGCCGCGTTGATGACTTTGACAAAACCGTGGACATCGTGCCCGTGTCAGACCCCAACGCTGCAACAATGGCGCAGCGCGTCGTTCAGTATCAAGCGGCTCTTCAGCTCGCTCAGCAAGCGCCCCATCTGTACGATCTTGGCAAGCTGCACCGGCAGATGCTCGAAGTTCTTGGCATTCAAGACGCCGACGAGATCATCAAGCTGCCAGAGGATATCAAGGCCAAAGACCCTGTGTCCGAGAACATGGCGATCCTGAAGCAAGAAGCTGTGAAGGTGTTTGCCTATCAGGACCACGAGGCGCACATTGCCGTCCACATGGCGGCCGCGCAGGATCCGAAGATTCAACAGATGGTTGGTCAGTCTCCGTTTGCTTCAGCTATTCAGGCATCGTTGGCGGCCCACCTCACAGAGCACGTGGCCATGCAGTACCGTGTGGACATTCAGAAACAGCTCGGTGTTGAAATGCCCGATCCAGAGGCAGCACTGCCCGAGGACGTTGAACGTGAGGTGTCTCGTCTAGCGGCGGCCGCGGCCGACAAGCTCTTGCAGAAGAATCAGGCAGAAGCTGCTCAGATGGAAGCTCAGAAGCAGGCGCAGGATCCGTTGACGCAGATTCAGCGTGCTGAACTCGAGCTCAAGTCTCGTGAGGTTGCTCTCAAAGAAGCGCAGGCCAAACATGACGCTCTCATGGATATCGAGAAGCTCAAGCTGGACGATCGCATCAAGACGGCAAATGTCGCGGTTCAGTCTGAGCGCATTGAGTCCGAGGATCGCCGGGCGGGCGCTAACCTTGGTGTTAAAATTGCAACAGATATGCGTGGGGAAGCCAACACCCTTCGCAAAAAAGGTGCCGAAATGGGCATGAAAGT